ATATATATATATCCTATCTAGTCATAATCTGCGCCATCTATAACGGGTATAGTAGTTGGAAACTGAGCGTACTCAATTATATTAGTAGTATTTACCGTAGACTCTATAATTGATCCATTGCTTACTGGCAGGCCAAGCATACTGTATATACGTGCTGTTCTTGAGTCATTCAAGCGTAAACCTGAAGCAATGAAGTCTTGATTGTATACAATAGAAGGATGGAATNTTGGCTCACATGCCGTAGCGCCACCAACATACATTACCAGGCGGTACAGAATACCAAGATATTTTTGGGTAGCTATAGTATACCTACCCCAGTCTACGTTCAGAAAACTTGGTTTAGAGATAGAATAAATGTTGGTAACAGGGCTACTCATAGTTGTATCATTAACTATTAGTGATGAGAGATTGTTCGGATCAGCCAAATGAGTAGAGTTAATAGTTACAACATCTCTAACCTTTAGTGGTTTTAGATCAGAGTTGAATACTACAGAACCAGCACTATCAAAAACCCTTACACCATTCGTGGTGTTAGTGTTGTAAACACTAGAAAAACAGTATATAGTTATATATGACTGTGCAGTGCTACGACTCCCTTCTGGATATCCTAANGCTACTGTTATATCCCATTTTGGCCAACCATTTATACCAGTGCCAACTTGAACAACACCAAGTATGTTTGCCACAACAAACTGACTTGTGGTGTGACAGAACAAATGTGGATAACTTGGTGAATCTATTTGATATACAAAATAACCGTTATCATTTGGNGTTGTTAAGTTAACAGTGTAGAAACCGCAGTTTGTTGTTTCGGCTCTAGCTATGAACTGNCTTACTCCGGTACCACTAATAGGGCCTTCAGACTGGGTTGGCAAGTATGGCCCAAAATTACGAACCCACTGATAGCTTTGCTGATCNGCAGGATAATAGCTACCACTGCCTTTTGGTGTAGCTTTGCCTATAAATACTAGAGATTTCCAATCTGTATTTATTANGATAGAGTCTAAATGCCCTTTTACTTTAATACCAAAACTCATTATGAACCCAATACATATATTATAACGTTGTATATGTTACCTTTTTGTTTGTTAGGTGACCAAGATACAATCTTATTTGATCCAGAATTATAGGAGGATAATACTACACTATTAAATGATCTAAGCCGATTGATATCTATACTTAGCGGTTCCACTTGGGACTGTACTAGTGCAATATTATATATTGCGCTGTTGGTGTATACTCTAGACCCGGAGGATAATGGTGACACCTCAAAGGTATCCATGACAGAGTAAGTCATATCCTCCGTATTTAAAGTAAGCAAACCGGAAGCATCGAATACTGAGATACCATATTGCATTAAACTAGACTCCCTATTATTACTCTAGGTGTGGGTAAAACACCATCATACACCTTGATAGAATCGTTTGTTATAATCACACGAGCACCAGACGACCCCGAACTAATTGCGGTTGTACCGTCTGGGCCAACAATAAACTTGTTGTTGATATTGATGTTACCACCGAGTATAGACCCAGCAGTTACTGTACCCAAGTTAGCTGTTAATGCACTAAGTGCCCCAACCTTGAGTGTAGCCAGATACGGTGATGACCACGTTGTTGTGTTAGATGCTGGGCTGTACAAACCATCCACCTGAAACAAAATCTCTGATCCCGTAACAGTAGGCGGTGTGCTCTGCCATGTCTCGCCAAAGCCCCAGGTGCCAGCAGCTGGAAAGCTAGATCCACCGAATGTGGTAAGGTTATACGGAGTGGCTGCTAGCTGTGGTGTTTCAGCTTTAGCATACGCTAAGCGACCGATAGACCCATTGAATGACACCGCGATGTTCAGATTAATGGCATCACCCAGATCCATCGCAAATAGATTGTCAGGGGATCTATCCGACACAACGTAGTCGATGTATGCACCACCAATAGTCTTGTACCAGAATCTCTTTAAAGTACCAAAGCCGCCATCAACGAGATACCAAGTGTAGTCAGCTGGATTTGTCGACTCTACAGGGATATCGCTATTGTACAAACCGAAGTACTGCTTGTTAGTTGGTACATTGATCAGTCCAGTACCCACATTGTCATCAGCATATTTCACATGTATATATTGCTTCGAATATTGCAGCAGTGTACCTGATGGGCTGTACCCAATTCCACCGGTGGCTACTGCGTTACTACCTGCATTACCTATATAGATATCATATAGGAAGGCGTCTAAATCATCGTTACCTGTTACTGGTGGTGAAAACATTTATCTCCTTCCGGCTGGTTGCGCTTCAAATCCGAATGCACACATCCGTGCGTAATCAGTTGAAGTAATCCTATAATTAAGTAATCTACCAGTAACTCGTGGATCCACCTTGTATCCCTGTGATTTCTGATCATCAGGTAAGAAGGCAAATGTATCAGCTCTATTCGAGTTATCTACCGATAAATCAACATCATCTTTATAGTTATTCTGTGATATCACTCTCACAGTAATATCTGCTGATGCTGGTACTTTATCAAAGATTGGATAGACAGAGGATATATGGGTATTACTCCCAACATCTATAGTCATCTTCTTTCTCTCGATATACCAAGGATATGTAGTAAAGCTTGATCCATTCCACATCAGATAATTATCATCTGTTATAAATACATTGTCAGTACCGGTTGCCATCAGAAGCCTCTCTGTACTGTATCTATAGGTACCGGCTACCTTCTCAAATCCCTGAAAGGAATAAGTTATAGATGGTAGCGATCTGACGGTAAATGTATTGTTCCTATATTGGAATATAAGTGACTTATCACACTTTGTGGATGACCCACTAGGAAAATTAACCCAGATCTCATCATTACGACGATCCACGGTTACATGCACAAGATGCGAGTAGGTCTTATTAAGGTTGCTAAAGAACCAATCTCTTACACGGAAATTAGAAATGGACTCAATGCCACCAGAACCGCCATGAATATAAATATCGTTCCTATCAACAACAAAATGTTTACCATCAAATTCAGTTACGCAGTTGGTGTTGAGTATACCATAGCCTTTAGCGTAAGGACGAACAACTGTTTGAGCACCAATAGTAAGTACATGGATGCAGTCCTCCGAGTAAATATACATATTTCCACGTAATTCCGCCATATCAAGTACTTGTGAAGTAGAACTTAACTCAAACTCATCAGCGGTGTCTGTTGTTAATCCTGGTTGCCAGATGGTTGGTATCTGGCCTGTTGCCGCTTGCACGGATACCCTAATAGTTCCGGGAGCATATGTTGTAATCCCACCTTGAACTAACGTTAAATTAGCTGCTACGAGTGAATAGTTTAGTGATCGAATAACTTTAGCAGTTACAGTAAGACCAGACACGTAATTCCAGTTAGGCAGGGGTTGGAACGTGGATCCTGCTACTGGGTCGCCATATAACGCATAGATCGGTGTATGCACACCATCGTTAAGCACAACAGCAAAACCACCATTAAAAGTGGTGCCCTGCCATATTGTATTAATATAGCCGCCATCATTGAACATTAGACCAGCATTACCTGCGGCATCAACACGGTATATCAACCCATCTTTAGCAAAGATTGTGTAGCCCTGATCAGGCCTCTTCCAGAAGATGCCGAATGTTGGCGCTAATGCGNTATTCCAAAATAGTGCTTCNCCTGTTATCGTTTGTACAGCTGAATTATCAAACCGTACATTCAATACATCTGTAAATACATTCATAGGGGCAACTACTGCTGGCAAGTCTGCGTTGAGGCCACCTTCACCAAGACCTTTTATTAGCTCAATGGCCATAACTACTCCTTATTTTGTTGGTACTGAACTCGCCAGCATGCTATCCTTCTTTTGGCTACCAAAGCTAGACCCAAACCAATAGTTTACAATTGCAACCCAAGCAGTGCCTAGCGACCCTAACATAACAAGTAGTGGCTCACTGGAAACATACTCAGACGTCATCATAAAACCGAGTATACCAAAGAAACCAATTGTTATAACCATAGAGAGCGATGCAGGCACCCAGCTTTTGGTGGCGATCTGCATATCCCTAGCTGACTTGGTGTTATCGAGATTCAATTTCTCGAGATCAATCTTATTAGTCTCTAAGAACTTCTTGAACTCTATTTCAGCAAGTTTGACATTGATAATCTGCTCTGGTGTAAGCTTGCCCGAATTTAATACATCCGTGACTGCCTCAATCGTCTTAGTCTCAATACCGAGTTTATCAGCGATGAATGATGCAGCAGCACCACCAAGTGGGCCAGCCAACGCGGTACCCAGCATAGGGGCCAGACCCTTAATTACCGAAATGAAGTCCATGTTATCTCCTTACTTTTGGTCTGGGTATTGAGCATGTGGTAGCTGGAAGTGGGGCTCATTTGTGAGCGTGTAGCCCAAGCAGTTCATTCAAACTGCCCCTGAAAAAGTTGTTTCTCAAGATAGCGGCGCTTTACTAACCCCGGCATTGGCTTGCCGTTGGCGTACACCCACCTGCTGAACTCAAGTGCTGCCCCAAGGAAGTCCACTGCGTTGATCTTTTTCAACAACGTGGACATCAGCAGATTTTTTGCTCCGCAGTTGTAAGCAAAGTCAACGAGTGCGTCAAATTGATGTTGTGCAATCGGCACGGTCACATAGCGGTTGACAGCGTTTTCATACTCGACCAACGTAGCTCGCATGATTGCGTCGGCCTGATCCATGCTGATTGGAGGGTCGGTGAGCTTTACTTTTGTGCCGTCTGCGTATCTTGTCGAGCCGTATCCGATGGTTGGGATTCCGGCTGGGCACAGGTAAGGCTTGCTCATGTAGCCTTCACATTCGCGGATCAGCTTCAAACAGCGGTCAGAGGCTTGCATCATGATGTCCGCCCATGAATNGCAATGCAGCCCGATTTATCGGCCTTGGCGTCCAGCTTCTCGTCGATTTTGTCTAGTTTGACGAATAGGGCCTTGATCACATCGTTGAAGTCATCTCTCTTGANGTACGTCCCTGCAACAAGCANCTCAATAGCTTGCAACTTGGTGATCAGCATTTGGTCAGTAGTCTGTAGTCCTTTAATTGCGTCCTTGACGGAGTTGAGGTAGTACCCGCCAAATACCCCAAGCAGGATAAAAAGTCCGTTAAAAACCATTTGTGGCATATCTGTATCAGTCATATTTATCCTTATCGACAATGTTTGCCGCTGTGGTCAAACGGGTCTAGTAAATGCAGACAAATAATCTGCGCGTAATGTTTATTGATACATGCCGGGCCAGCAATATATCTTGAGAGTCTCTGGGTAACTAGCTCTAGGGGAGACTGTGGAAGCTCACGGAAAAACACTGTTGCTAGCGTCATGTTGATAAGCCAATCCAATAGCCAGCCTACGACAAGAGCAGGAGCACCAAGTATTTTTGCTGATTGTGTGAGAGTGCCCATAAGTTGAGCACG